AAAACAATGTATCAAAACGACCTGAAGTGAGAGAGAAGTTAAGACAGGCTGCATTAAATAGATATAAATAATTATTAAGGGTAGAAGATTAACACAGACAATTCTACCCTTATTAAATAGATATAAATAGTAGTATGACAACAACAAATGTAGAAACTAGAGCACCTTCTAAAATGGACTATGCAAGTCCTATTCAGTTTAGGTTTAAAATAACTAAACTACCACAAGTAGAATTTTTTATACAAACAGCAAACATACCTGGTATAAGTTTAGGTGCAACTAGTCAAGAAACGCCATTAAAAGATATTGCAGGTGTTGGTGATAAAGTTAGTTTTGGAACTTTAGATATATCTTTTATAGTAGATGAAAATTTAAATAACTATAAAGAGTTGCATGACTGGATAATAGGTCTAGGATTTCCAAAAGATTATACCCAATTTCAAGATTTACAAGCAACAGGTGCTGATAGATTTCCAGGTTCTACAAGAAGTACAGCTGCAACAGGAACAAATACACCACAACCACTTAGCGAAGGTGGTATATATTCAGACGCAACTTTAACGGTTTTAAATAATAAAAATATTGCTAAAACAGAAATAAGATTTCAAAATGTTTTTCCAGTATCTTTGGGGTCATTATCTTATGATGTTAAGGCAAGTGATGTTGATTACTTGCGAGTACAAGCAAGTTTTAATTATATGTATTATGAAATTGTACAAATATCTACTTCATAATATAAAAAAATTTATAACTGAATTATGGATTATAATACATTGGATTATATTATTACCTTTTATTCTTTTATTAAATTTAATAATAAGAAAGGGGAAATAAATGAAGACTATAATAATTTACATTAGTTTAATGTTTTTAGTTATTAGTTGTACAAACAAACAAGTGTTAGTTGGAAAAAGATGTTTGCAAGACAATGAGCCAGGCACACAAACTATTACAAAATCTTATATATGGTTTGTTGATAAAGACAATGATTGGTCTGAAGTATTAAAAGAAGAAAATTGTAATTAAGAGAAAATGATTATTGATGAAAACTTTAAGATGGATAGATAAGGCCGTCTGCCTGGGTAATGGGCAATCAAGACAAGGTCTAAACCTCAACAAATTAAAACAATATGCAACAGTAATAGGTTGCAACGCAATTTATAGAGATTTCACTCCAGACATATTGGTAGCATTAGATTCAAGAATAGCACACGAAATATACCGTAGTGGATATGCTGACACTAATCTTTCATATTTAGGTTATTGGACACCAATTCCAGTTGAAGTAGCACATGAAATGCTGGCTGCTTGCGAAGCAAAAACCGACTCCAATATAAAGTCAAATGGAGAATGTGTTTACCATGGCGCTGATGGAGTTTTCACTTTAGTTAAAGGTAAAAATTTAGGTATAACTTATGTGACACAGGTGCATAAAAAGGATATGGTTACAAGTATAGAGCCAGATGTAGATAATTTTGCTTGTGCAACAGGCAGTAGGTCGGTATATCTTGCTTGTGAATTGAGTGCCGAAGAGGTATATATTGTAGGACATGATTTATATTCTGATACTAAAAGGGTTAATAATATATATGCTGGTACAAATAGTTATGCTGAAAAAGACGCATTGGCAGCTAGACCTGATAATCCAGATGAAACTTTTAATTGGATAAGACAACATAAGAATACATTTGATAAGTTTAAAAATGTCCAATTCTATAAGGTAAATAAAAAGGTTGACGCTGCACCAACCAACCAGGAAATCCCAGAATGGAGTTCTTGTAATAATCTAAAATATATTACACATAAGGAAATGGAACAAAAGCTTTACAATTAATTAAAAAGGTGATATAATACCAGTATGACATTAGAAGAATTACAACAGCAGGTAAGTAAGGACTTTAAATTAGATGATACCGAATTAGATTCAGAATCGGTAAGTATACCTTTATTACATAACAAATATTTAATACACTTTAATAAGTTTTCTTTATTGTTAAAGAAAGCAGAATACGAACATAAGACTATGATAAAAAATAAGTGGGAATACTACACAGGTAAAGCAGACCCTGGTGTATATAAAGAAAAACCTTTTGATATAAAAGTATTAAAATCAGATGTTCATATCTATATGGATTCAGATCCAGAATTACAAAGAGCAGATCAAAAGGTTGCTTATTTAAATCAAATAGTTAAATATCTTGAACAGATATTAAGAGGTGTAAACAATAGGTCTTTCTTAATTAAAAATGCTATTGAATGGAAAAAATTCACTAGTGGTGCAATCTAATGGAACATCAACAAATATTTCCTACAAATCTTTTTATTCAAGATGATTTTCTAGTACCTCAAAGATTGCCTGGTATGAAAGATGAAATACTATATTCATATGAAAAAAGAAAACCTAATTGGCAAACAGGACCTGATTTAGATAAGACAGAACCTTTTAAATGGTTTGCTAAAGATGTTAGTAGAGAAGTTTTTAAATCAATTGATATTATGGAATATCAAGCAGATACAATAGAGATAACTGGTATGTGGGGTAATGTATTAAAACCTGGTGAAACTCATCAGCCACATACACATTCAAATAATTTTTTAAGTGGTGTCTTTTATATAGACGCCGATAATACATCTGGAATTACTTTTCAAGACCCAAGACCAGGTGCCAATGTTATACTACCAAGAAAAAAAGTAGACCATATTGACAACGCAAGTTTATTACATTACAAAGCAAAAACAAATAGAATAATAATATTTCCTTCATGGTTAGTACATTGGGTTCCTATAAATCGGTCAACAAAAGATCGTATAAGTATTTCTTTTAATATACAAGTAAAAGGACAACTAGGTGAACGCCACGAATTCCAATCCGCAAAATACTGATCTATTAATAATAGAAAAGAAAAACGAAGTATATATTACGGTTGACTGCGACCCTAATATACAAAGAGAGATATCGGAATTTTTTACTTTCTATGTTCCTGGATACAAGTATATGCCTCAATTTCGGAACCGAATTTGGGATGGTAAGATACGATTATTCTCTCAAAAATATAAAGAAATCTATTTTGGATTATATCCTTATATAAAAGCATTTGCTGAAGAAAGAAAATATACTATTGTCTGTGGTAAAAATGTAGATATAGACCATAAAGTAAATAGAGAAACAGTAGTTAAATATTGTAATAGTTTAGGTCAAAAATTTGAGGTAAGAGATTATCAAATAGACGCAATATATCATAGTTTAAAACGCAATAGGATGTTGTTATTAAGTCCTACGGCGTCAGGTAAATCATATATCATATATGCATTGATTCGTTATTATTCACATCTAATCAAGGATGAGTCTAACAATAGGATTTTATTAATTGTACCTACAACCTCTTTAGTTGAGCAGATGTATACCGATTTTGAATCATATGGTTGGAATGTAAAGAGAAATTGTCATAGATTATATAGTGGATATTCGAATCAAACAGATAAGAAAGTATTAATATCTACTTGGCAAAGTTTATATAGATTACCTAAATCATATTTTGAACAATTTGGTGTTGTGTTTGGTGATGAGGCACATCTATTTAAGTCAAGATCATTAACAGAAATTATGACCAAACTTACCGATTGTAAATATCGTATTGGTCTTACAGGAACTTTAGACGGTGCTCATACACATAAGTTAGTATTAGAAGGATTATTCGGTGCCGTAAATAAGATTACAACTACTAAAAAGCTCATTGATAAGAAACAGTTAAGTAATTTGGCCGTGAGATGCTTGATCCTCAAACATAGTGAAGCTAATTGTAAAATGGTGGCAAGTGGGAAATATCAAGATGAAATAGACTATCTAGTAACCAGTAAGTCAAGAAATAATTTCATTCGTAATTTGGCACTTAAAATAAAAGGTAATACTTTGGTACTGTACCAATTGGTAGAGAAACATGGTAGAGATTTATATAAAAACATTGAAGATAAAGCGGAAAAAGACCGAAAGGTTTTTTATATATATGGAGGTGTGGAAGCTGAAGAAAGAGAGAAAGCTCGGGCAATAGTTGAAAAGGAGAGCAATGCTATTATTGTAGCATCCTATGGAACTTTCTCAACGGGTATCAACATCAAGAATCTACATAATATAATCTTTGCAAGTCCATCTAAAAGTAGAATAAGAAATTTACAATCAATAGGTAGAGGATTAAGATTAGGAGATAATAAAGTTAATGCTACTTTATATGATATAGCAGATGATTTACAATATAGGTCAAAAGAAAATTTTACCTTAAAGCACTTTCAGGAAAGAATAAATATATACACAGAAGAAGAATTTGATTACGAAATACATAATATTAATCTAAAGGACTAAATAGTTATATGACTGATAAAACAGATTATCGGATGGTTAAATTAACTGATGGTACTACTATTATGGGTAGTATAACAGTTGATAAAGATTTCTTACGAATCACAAACGCATTAGAATTACAAACGGTTAAAAGACATACCAATTTCGGTATTAAAGATGATACTTCTTTAGCGCCTTGGATACTTTTTACAAATGATAAGACATTTGTTGTGCCTAGAGATAAAATATTAGTTATAACCCAAGCGGACAAACATATATCGCATTATTATGAAGTTATTTTAAGTAAATTACAAAAAGCAGCTACAAATAAGAAGCCTCCTCTATCGGCTCAAGAAATGGAAAAAATATATAGATTGGCAGGCCAAATGGATAGACATATAAAGGAAGATTTAGATGATGGAGACTCTTGGCATGAACCAGATTTACATGATTTATTTGGAAAGAGAACTCTCCATTAGTGCTAGCTAGGTGGTCTCTCAAGCGACTACATAGTCAGTATATCATATGATCCTCAAGAGGTCAAGCGTTTTCAAAAAAATAATACGAATGCTTTACACTATGTTCCAAAAATGTTATAATGAATATATTAATCAAGAAAGAAAATTATGAGTGAAAAACAAAAAGCAAAAGATAAACCACATTATGTAGATAATAAAAAGTTTCTTCAAGCTATGGTTGATTGGCGTTTAAAAGTTCAAAAAGCGGAAGATAAAAAAAGAAAAAAACCAGTAGTAACTAACTATATTGGTGAGTGTTTTTTAAAAATTGCTAATCACTTATCTTATAGACCAAATTTTATAAACTATACCTATCGTGATGATATGATATCAGATGGTATAGAAAACTGCTTACAATATATGAACAATTTTAATTCAGAAAAAAGTAGTAATCCATTTGCATATTTTACACAAATTATATATTATGCATTTATTAGAAGAATACAAAAAGAGAAAAAACAACAAGATATAAAAGCAAAACTAATTTCAAATACAGGTGTTGAATTAATGATGGATTCATTAGTGGGAGATGACGCTCAATATAAAAATCAGATGTTAGATTTCTTACAAAAGAATGTAAAAGAAAGTATTCCAGCAGAACCAAGACAAGCATTGAAGAAAAAAAAGTAATTATACAATTAGGTAGGTATTGAACATATGAAAATAGCGATTTTATCGGACACCCACTTTGGTGCTCGTAATGATAGTCCTATTTTTGATGATTATTTTCATAAATTTTACAATGATATATTTTTTCCTTATATAGAAAAACATAATATCAAAACACTTATTCATTTAGGTGATGTAGTTGATAGAAGAAAATATATTAACTTTAGGATAGCGGACAACTTCCGAAAGAAATTTCTGCAAAAATTATGGGACATGAAAATAGATACCCATATTCTTATAGGCAATCACGATATCTATTTTAAAAATACCAACAGTATAAATTCTATGCAACAGTTGTGTACAGCACCTGATGGGATTAACGAGCCTTGGATATATGTAGAACCTAAAGTGGTTAACTTTGATGGTTTAGATATATTAATGTTCCCTTGGATAACTCCAGAAAATCAAGCACAATCTTTTAACATATTAAACACAGCAAAGGCTGATATATGTATGGCACATTTAGATTTAAATGGTTTTTTTATGAACGACAATATAAAACAAACACATGGTTATGATAAAAGTATTGTAAAGAGATTTGAAAAAACATTTAGTGGACATTTTCATACTAAAAATGATGATGGTCAAATATTTTATTTAGGCTCTCAATATGAAATGACTTGGTCAGATTATGGACAACAAAAATACTTTCATATATTTGATACGGAAACAAGAGAGATAGAAGCCATTCCTAATCCATTTACTATATTTGAAAAACTTACTTATAATGATGATAAGGTTAACTATGATGATTTTGATATAAGTCCTTATCATAACAAATTTGTAAAACTTATTGTAGTATTAAAAAAAGATAATGAAATGTTTGATAGATTACTTGACAAATTATATAATAAAATAACGGTACATGAATTAAAAATATTGGAAGACTATTCCGATTTAAATGCTAATCTAGTAAGTGATGATGTTGTTGAAGGTACGGAAGATACAATGACACTTGTAAATAATTATGTGGATCAATTACCAGTTGATTTAGATAAAGACAAATTAAAGAATATGATTAAAGAAACATTTGTGGAGGCTCAAGATACAGATATTGCCAATGATAGTTAATGCAGATAGTTTAGAACATCTAAAAACTTTAGATGAGAATATATTTGATTCGTGTGTAACCGACCCACCTTATCATTTAGCGTCTATTGTTAAACGATTTGGACCAGGACAAAAAGGTATTAATAACCAAGATGAAAAAGAAGGACGCAATGGTCCTTATCATAGAGCTGCAACAGGATTTATGGGACAAACTTGGGACGGTGGAGATATTGCATTTACTAAAGAGTTTTGGAAAGAAGTTTATAGAACTCTTAAACCAGGTGCAGTATTATTAGCATT